GTAAGAATGGGAACACACCAATTGCATGTCTTCATAATTTATTTTAAATTTTGAGTTATTTGCTCCCATGAATTAAATTTGTTTGTTATTGAAAGTATTTAAAAAATTAATGAATAGAATATGAATGTATATGAATATACAAATGAATATTTAATAAGTAATTAATTATTCATTATAAAAAATATAAAATAATATATAGTATTTATATTTGTAATCGAGTAAATAATATTATTTATGGGAGCAAGTGGATCAAAATTCAAAGAACAAGTAGCAAAAAAAACAAAAGAAGATAGACTAAGAGAAAAAGCATTTAGAGAACAAGAAGCATTAGTCGTTGACGACGACGCAGCAATCGGAGCAATAGGAGAAAAAATATTAGATGGAGTTCTTTTAGTTCATGCTCATGGTTCTTTGGATGAATCAAGAATGACATTGACTGATCCGCGAATGGTTGTAATGACATTTTGTAGAGTAGGAGATTTTTTAATATGTAATATGCCTTTTAGTTATGAAAAAGAAAAAACCTTTATTTTAACCCAATTTGAAAGTGGAAACCCTCTATTACTAAAAGATGTAACTCAATTTGAAGTGGATGAACGAAGAATTCGAAATAAATATCCAGAAAATTCTGCATGTGATAAGTCAATTCGACTAAGAGTTGGATCAGAAAGAGGAACAAAATTTACATCTTCAAATATATTTGGTGGTCTAGTTTTTGCACACGATAACGAATGGGAAGGATTATTTTATTGCGATAAAAGAGGATGTAGGGATGTTACAGAAGAATTAGGGGTAAAAACTTCACCTAGTAAATATATATATGAGCCTACATCTCAAATAGATTTTGAAATGATTAAATATGAAAAATCCTTACATTTATTTAATGATGTGGTTGGCGTTGATATTGATAATTTATTTGAACTCATGGTGTACAGTGTTTCAACTAGTCAACCATTACTTACAGAGGACCTTATTGAGACTATAATAAAATTATTCATACCACCGGAACAATTAACTCTATTCAAAATATATCTGGATTCGTTCATAACTTTGGGTTCGATGATAAGTTTCGATAGTGACGGTATTGGAAGAAAGTTTTATGAAAAGGATTCAGATGTAAGTGTAACGAAACAGCGAATAACATTTTTGAAATCATTGAATGTGTTTCCAAATCAAACAATTTTTCATGAGCATCTAACTCTAGATGTAGATAAAAAGTTTATGTTTTTGGCATGCATGTTATTTAGAGGTGATAGTGTTGAAAATTTGCAACGCATTTATGATGATATTGTGAATTTGGAGAAAGGATGCTGCGGTATGTTATTCTCACTAAAAAAAAGTGATACCGCTGTTGACGCTTTGGAACAGCCTGATGACAGCCTCAATAAGTCATATTTTATGGGTAAGAATCATGAGGGCAGAGTTCACGTCTTATTTCTGAGTATACTTAGAATGATTCAACGTGTACAAAAAAGAATTGAACAAAATAATTTTGCTGAATTAAGTGAAAATGATAAGAGGACAATAATCATGACAACATGTCGTCGCGGTTCATTTTTTAATCTTCAATGGGTTATGTCCAAATACGAAGAAACTGATTTTTCAACGATTATTCCAACACTCAGAAGTGAATTAATGGTTGACCCTACGAAAGAATTATTGGTATCTCTTCCTGTGTGTAGGGGTATACGTGGTTGCCCGCCGCCGCCGTCATTCGAACATAGTCCACATGGTAGTGAAAGCGAAGGTGACGTAAACGATATAGGAGGTGGGAAGAAAAAACAAAAAAACAAAACAACAAAAAACAAAACAACAAAACAACAAAACAACAAAACAACAAAACAACAAAACAACAAAACAACAAAAAAAACAAAACAACAAAAAAACAAAAAAAATATAAAGGTAAATAGTTCAACAGAGTTTTTGTTGTTGAAGTAAATCAGTTTTACCTTTACCTTGCATACATGAGTCCACAATTTCCGCCGACAAATGTGAGCATGTTGAATCTCTCTTCCAAAACCGTCAAGTTATAGTTGTAGTTATAAATTCTCCATGTCGGCTTGTTCACACCAATTGGGATTTCGGTTAACGGGTCACAAATTGTCAAGAAATTAGCGCTAGGGTCCAGCGGTGGATAAAATGTGGTAAATTCAAGCTCAATCGTTGAAAACTTGCTCGCATTAATCGCCCCCGATGGCTGAAAATCTGTAGGTTCAGTATTTAGGCAAAAATTGTAACAATAAAGCCCATCTGGAGCAGAACCTCGACTGCTTGTATATTTTTCTAGATAATTATAAATTCCGGCATCAAGCACATTCTCTCTGTATTTTCCGTCTAATAAAATTCCTAAATTTAACAAGATATCTTTTTGGTTTTCGACGCTGAATGCCTGCGTCATGAAATATCCGGTGGGTTCATTCAACGCGGGGTTCCATCCGGGACCGTAGCATCCCACAATGGATGGTGGTACGGGACAATCTGGCGGAATAGGTGGTGTCCACGGGCATGGGTTTAAATCAATTGGCGCAGGAATCAACCCGACCGGTCTGTAATTGTAAGGCCAATTTGAATAATTGCTCCATTCATTTCGCAAATACGCGTCGCTTCTTTGAAAGAAAAACATCCAGCTGCTTACCATTCCAAGCGTACTTTGTAGCCATACGCGCCGACTTCCTGTAACATTTTCATAATTCCACTCGTAAACGGACTTGATGAGGTACTGTTGGGGCATGGTTGCGAATTGTTTGGCTTCATCTCCAGAGAGAAAACAGTATGTTGACATGAGATGAACGTCTGCATTCCAGTCGCTTCGAGTTGAGTTGCCATAATCAAGTTGAACGTTGGGAGGCGGTTGTATAAATCGATAAAACTGTTGTAAATTATCGTTGAAATTGGGTTGAATGTAATTTGGCGTGACGTATTCTGGGAAATAGGGTGGGTCCATGTTCATAGTGCTAGGTGCGGCAGTTTTTGTACCGGTGGCCGGATTAGACACGTCGCGAATCACGAACAAGTCTCTTACCGGGCGAAGCGTGATGTCGATTTGAAGCGTGTTGTACTGCAACGCAACCAAGGGGAATGCCATTTTGCTGCTCATTGTAAACCAGGCATTTATGGGGATGTAAAGTTGTCTAAATCGTATGGACGGCTCAATTCCTGCCGGTTCAGGAGGGGTTGTGTAAAATGCATTTGGGTATCTTCCGTTGTTTGTGGAAGAAAATGCTGGGTTATTTAATTCCGGTATATTTCCAGTCATTCGGTTATAAAGGTCGCGCTGTGTTCCGTTGAAATTGCGCTGAGTAAGTGCCAGCAAATAACTGCCTGTAATTTTTTGAAGCGTCTGCCCTCCAACCGATATTGTAATTTCTTTGATCATTTGAGTTCCCACATTTTCAATCCACTTGAATCCATACGGCGTCCACGATTCATTGCAATTTGTCGGTGGTAAAACGGGACTCCAAATATTTGGAAGTGTTACAACAAGGTATGTGTCCATCAATAATTCTGCATACCGTGGAATGTAAAATGTAAATTTAGAATCTTCGCTCATTCTCAAATTTCTTTGACCATCAAAATCAATTCTAAACTTTTGTAAACCAAAATTTGTATATTTTGCATATGTTGCTTTAAAAAATGTTTTTTTAGGATTCGAATTTAATATAACATTTTGATTTCCGTACGCAACCAAGTTTAACAAACCGCCTGCCATAGTTTCGTTATAGTGTTATGTGTTATTGTTGATAATATAAACTATATATATAAGAATATTGATTCTAAATAATTAAAACAATTTATATATAAAATATAATTATTAATTAAATTCGTTAATTAATAATTAATTGTAATCAAGTAATTAAGTAATTAACCATTGCATCATAATTTAATTATATATACAAAATATAAGATTTAGAATATATTAAGTTAATAAAATATAGATGTCGTCGTCTGATAATATCGAATCTTTAAAAACTGAAGTCGCGGGACAAATGTTGCGTTTTAAAAGCATGGTTTCACAAGTTCCAAATACCATGTTGATACACATTATTGGTTGCACATTAATTATTTTTATAATGGCGTGCATGGCATATTATGTTTATTACAAGTATACACTACTTCCAAAAAGCTGTGCACGTTTGAATAAGAAAAAGGCGCCAGCATTAAATTCAAACTGGATAACAATCGCTTCATCAGACCCGTCTTCCCAATTTTTATTGAGAGACTATTACGTAAAAACTGCGTATAACTGTTGTTCAACTGGAAATTTTTCAAATGATTATGTAAGCACTTGTGCTCTTCAAAATGCAAT